CTATCTTTGGCTGTCTCCAACCACCCTGCATGGTAGTCAAGGCAGGTGCTTTACCTGATGTATCGTATACTCGTTTGATAATATCATATCCTTTAAGGTCTGCTTCACCTACTTGATGGCAACCTTGTGTACCAAAGACTAACTGCCTTCTGGATTTCTCATAGTACATCTTCATAGAACCACCTTTGAAGTAATTAGCATCTACGCAATAAGATTTTTCTCTGTCTACCATACCGTCTTCTATGATATTTGATAGGACAACGCCTTTATCTACATAAGGAAGTATAGGTATATTAGTAAAATACAAACGCTTACGATGATGAGCAGAGAAGTCTTGGCTATTAATCATTACAGGTTTAACACCTAGATATTTAGACATAATGTCTTGGTTCTTCTGCGTCATCATTACATTTTCTAATAGGAAATACGTAGGTTTAAGTATGTTCATAGCTTCAACAAAATGAAAGAATAATGCCCCCCTATCGCCTTTGAAGCCTTTCTGATGCCCTGCAAAGCTAAAGTCTTGGCAAGGAGAACCACCCATGAGCAATGTAGGTATGTTGCGTTCATGTGGTGTTACATTAGAACAAACCAAATCTACATTGTTTACATCACCATGTCGAATAATGTCAGGATAATTAAATCTGCTTACTGCTTCTGCGTATTTATCAATCTCAAACGCATGGTAATTTCTAAGTTTAGTCATTGATTTCATTGATAATTCTCCTTTTTCTTTCCCATTATGTAGTAAGTAGGGTACTTGTTTAATTAACTAATTATAGTTAACAAGTAAACTAATACAAGTACAGAACAAAATAAATACATTAAGATACTGTTTCTAATGATTGAAACTGTTCAGTATTTACCCATGAAGCTACTTCTTTTTCTCTTAGCCACATAGTCCAAGCTTGCGTATCGTTGCTTGTGTTTCTGTTCTTGAAGTTGTTTCTAGTGTCAGCGTATGTGCTATAGTTAGTGAAAGCACTATACAATGAAAATAGATTGACACCTCTAACGATAGTCTCCTCATTGTATTGAGCGAGCATCTTTTTAGCTATGCTTTTAGATGGCATAATCTTTTCTAGTAATGCTTCTACGTTTACATTGCGTAGGCTAGTGTTCGCCCATCTTTGCTGACGTTCCATGTGAAGTTCAAACAATTCACTAGCATTAGATAGCTTATCTATGAAGCCTTGTAGTGTAAAGTTTGTGGTATTCTTACGTGTAACTCGCTCATGCTCACCATTTATCTGACCATTCAGACAATGGAAGTCAATCGCTCCTAAACATACTTGATTAGAACATTTCCCATCTATACCATGTAACGCTATAACTCGTTGAGAACATTCAGTTTTATGCTTGTCAGTATAGATAGCGTATTTGTTGTTAGGTAAAACTATGTCACACATAACAAACGCATTATTCCTAGCGTCTTTCCATTTAAC